AAGGTCATCGTCCGTTCCCGACTCCATCAGCCGATCAAACGCCTGGCGGGTTCCATCGCCCGCGGTTTCCTTGGCCGTCACTCCCTTGCTGGGAGGTGGCCGCGGTGGCTGGGCCGGCGGCTTGGCTGGCTTGGCTTGGGCTTCGTTCTCGATGTGCTCGATCACTCGCCCCACCCACTCCTCGATATACGGCACTGTGCGCAGCGCCGGAAACCTTCGGAGCACTTGCTGGAACACCACGTTCCGTCGGTCGCCCGGTTCTTTCAGCCAGGGCCACCGTTGCCGCGCCAGCCCCGTGGACCGCTCTCGCTCCTGCAGGAACTGTCCCTGCTGCTTGAGCCAGCCGATCTCGGGGTCCAGGGCCATCTCCGTTCGCTCCAGCATCCTGGCCGCCGATTCCTCGTCCAGCGCTTTCCCCTGCCACTCGCCCCCCGCCGGGTTCCGCAGTGCCCACGACCGGAACTTGATCAGTTCCTGCCGGGCCGTCCGCAGTTCCTCGGGGCTTTCGATCCCGCTGAACGGGTTCGAGTCTTCCACCGCCTGGCTGCCCCCGGGCTTGGGCCGCGTTCGCAGTTCGTTCACCGTTTCCCGCAGCTCTCGCACCTGTTCGGCCAACTCTTTCCGGCTGGTTTCGGCCTCCGCCAGTTGCGCCCGCAATCTCCCGACCCGCTTCTCGACCGATCCCTGTTGTTGACTTTGAGAAAGATCATCCTGCCCGGCGTCGGATTCGCCGCCCTCGGCCTCATCGGCCTCTGGACTCGCTTCACCGTCGCTGCCGGCGTCCTCGGCGGCCTCCGGGGCCGCTTCTGCCGGCGGTTTCTCTGCCGTTTCGTCCGAGGTTTCAGGTTGCGCTGCCCTCGAGCCCTCGCGTCGCCCCAGCAGCATTTGCTCGAGATCGGCATCGTCCATCGGGCCTGTTTCCGGCACCGACGGAGGCGTGGATTGGCGGGACTCGGCTGGACCGCCCGCCGGGGAGTGCGCCTTCCCCGTAGGTTGTTCGTTCATGGATTTAGCTTGGGCTGGCCTCCCGGCCAGGCAGGCGGTTTTGGGCGGGACACCAGAGCCCGGCAGATGTCTTTGGCCCGGGACACCAGCGCCCGGCTGAGCTTTCTGCACACTGCGGCAGCGCTCAGAGCTGCCCTTTCCTGACTGTTCGGTCTTCTATCCCATTTCCAAAATCTTGTCCAGTGCCAGTTTTCAAACCGGATACACTTTGGAAACTCGTCACTTCTTTCCTTTGCCTTTGCACTTCTTTGGCATAAATCTTGCTCACTCCTCTCCGTTACTCTTCGCGGTCGCTTTGGGACAGCACTTCCGTGACCAACTGCACCAGCGCGCTGGCGCCGCCCGCGTACCACAGCCGGCGGTCGTGGTCCAGGCTCGCCGCCAGGGCCGACTGGTTCATGGCCGCCGCGCGGTCCAGGGCCATTTCCAGCAGGGCCCGCATTCGCGGGTCGCCCGCTTCGATCCGGGCCAGCGCCCCGCGCACCTCTTCGTCGGTCATTTCCTGCCGCTTCCGCGGGCTCAGCATCTTGCCGGGCAACGCCCATTGCAGCACCATTCGCAGCACGTTCATGTCATGGTTCTTTCTTCAACGCTGCTTTCAAATACGCGCACACGGTTACGTCTGGCCCCCAGCCGTTGCCGGATTCCGAGTCCGCCAAAGCGCGCTCGATTGCGCCGCGCAAACGCGCGACTTCGCTCTGGCATTCTCGAAGGCGCTGGCTCATCCCGGCGTCACCCCCAGGCGCCCCACCGTCTTGTTCATTTCCTGCACCACGCTTTGCTTGCGGTTCTCGGCCCATTTCTTCATCAGCTCCTGGAAGCGCGGATCGCTCCGCAGCAGTTCCACGTATTTCGGGTTACTGGCGATGATCTGCTCCGCAAACTTCAGTTCCATGCCCGCCGTGGGCGCGTTCTCCACGTATTGCCCTTCGTTCCCCGCCGCCATTTGCAGCACTTCATCGCGCGTTTTGTTGAACAGCATCTGGCTGGCTGGTTCCTGCTGCATGGTGATCTCGTCGGCCAGGGTGGGCTCGAAGTAGCTCAGCACCACATGCACCAGCTTGGCCCGGTCCACGATCCCGGCCGCGTCCAGCGGCAGCACAAACTGGTTCAGCGCCTGCACCAGTTGCAGCACCCAGTCTGCCTCCAGGCTCCGCACGTCGAACCATAGCGCCAACTGTTGCCGTCGCACGATCTCGGCGGTCAGCGCCGGCGGCCGGCCCAGCAGCGCCTCGATGCCCGGACCCCAATACTGGTAAGCCAGCACCGACATTTGCCAGAACGCTTCCGCCCAGGTCATCAGCCAGTTGTTCACCAGCCGTTGCTGGCGCATCTGCGCTTTGCCCGTGTGGCCCTCGGGGCGCGGCAGCCCGAAGTAATCCGCGTTCCGTTGCCAGAGCATTTCCGCCACGCTCAGCCCCATCTGCGGCTGGCCCCCGGGCGCCTCCATCCATTTCCATTGGAAATCCCCCGCCACCGGGTTGTAGCTGAACGGCGATATATCCGGCGGCGCCATCCCTTTCACCACCCGGCCGAAGATCGGCGGGCCGATCGAGATGGCCAGGTGATTCCGAACTTGATCGCGCCACCATTTGATTTCGCTCTGCTGCACTTGGCACTGATCCGGCACGCCCCTCGAATCCACCACCCGATCGCCCGCGTATTCCGCTTGCAAGGCCACGAACGGGTAACGCCCGTGCGCGTAATCGAGCAGCTCGTGGTAGCCGTATTTGTCGGGCACGTTGGGGCTGAACCCCGTCACCCAAATGCCTTCGACCCCGTCGGCGTCCAACTGCCGGGCGTAGGCCCAGACGACCTCGATCAGGTTTTCGCGCGTGTCGCTCTCGACCGTCGCGTAGCCCACCACCGCGTCTTGGCTTGTCCCCTGCCCGAGGGTGGCCTTGGCCGCCTCCACAAATCCCCGGTCCCAGTCTTGGCTCGCCGCCATGCTCTCCAGTTCCTGCGCCGATAGAAATCGCCGCTCGAATAGCACCCGGGCCGATTCCAGCGTGGACGTTTCCGGCGGCCAGAAGATGTCCCGGAACGGCATCAGCGCCCGCACCTCGGGCCGGTCCACCACCACCTCGGGCACGGGCACCTCTGTTTCGCCTGTTTCCCGCAATTCCCGAATGCACTGCCGCGCCTTGGTTTTCCTGACCTCGGGAAAGAACACCTCGAACAACGCTACCGCCTCGTCTTCCCGGGCCTCGTCCAGGACGATCTCCGGCAGTTGTTCGAGCGCGCCCGGCACCGCGCCGGGCTGCTGGGCCGCCTTCGCCGCGATGGCCACCGCGTCTTTCAACGTCACTGGCCGCAGCCGGATTTGCCGTTCCCGCCGCCAGGCGATCCCCAACACGCACAGCCCGTAGCTGAATTCGAGCTGCGCCGCGCGTTCCACCACCCGCACCAGGTCAGCCCGCCCGCCCCCGTGGACTACCGCGCTGATCACCGTGCGCAGCTCGGCCGCTTGCGTCGCCGTCAGCTTCGTCAGCGTCGCCGGTTGCGCCCGCAGCCGCGCGTTCCAAAAGCTCGATACGTGCAGGTCCACCAGCGAATTGATTGTGTCATCGGCCAGGCGCTCCTCCACGTCGCTGCACTTGTCCCAGGGGCGCACCTTGACCTTGCTGCCGTAGGCGCTTTGGTGTTTCAGGCCGTCGTTGGTCTTCCCGGGCCACCGCGCAAAGCGCACGTCATCGCTGTTCTCGAGCCGATAAATGTATTCGCTGTCCTCGAAACAGCGCGCCCATTCCTCGTGCAACGCCTCCAGGTTGGGCGTCGCGCTCGACCGCTCCAGTTTATCCGTTTCCTCGTTCATCGTTCATCAGCGCGCGCACCTGTGCGACTTCGTAGAACCCATAGCCGCTCTTGCGGTTGTGCCAGCCCAAGCCGGCATGGCGCCGCAGCGTCCCCAGCGCCACCAGCTTCCGAACGTAGCTCGCTTTCCAGCCGGTAATCGCCATCACCGTTCCCATGCGCACAAACTGCCCGCGTTCAACCAGACTACCGCATTTCCGTCGCCGGTTGTCCAGAGCCTGTTTGCAAACCGGACACACTTTGGTCAAAATCCGCCTCCTGCCCGGGGCGCGGTCAGTTCCGGGCTTAAGTGAACCAAATCCTCGTCAAACAAGTAGCGCAGGGCGTCGATTGGGTCTTTCCACGGGCTGTCATCCCCCTGGCTCGGGTTCCAGTTCAACAGCGCTGAAATCAGGTTCTGGCAGCGCTCCGAAATATACAGTTGCGGCTCGTTCAGGATCGACCGCGGTTTGTCTTCATCCCAGGCCAGCGCGGAGTTGATGACCTCGACCTCCATCGCAATCCGCGCTCGCACCCGGGCCGGCTCGAAATACATCGGCTCGTCTTCCCCGTCGCCCGGCTCGCGGAATAAATCCAGCAGGCTGGTCCCGCCCTCGGCCGCCGCCGCTTGCGTGCTGAACCCCCGCGGATCCCCTTTCCGCCGCGTGGCCGTGTCCCCCAGA